CATTACCGCTGCATGGCGCGAGTTGCTTGACGCAGGGATGTACTCAAACTTCCCCGGCTTCCTGATGGCTGACACGGGCGCACGTCAGAACACAAACATCTTCCGCGTTCCACCGGGCGGTGGTGCTTTGGTGAAGACGGGCGGCATGGCCATCCGCGATGCCATCATGCCCTTGCCCTACCAGCCGCCAAGCCAAGCCCTGATGTCCCTTGTGGGCGACATGGCACAGACCGGCATGAGGATTGGCGGCACGTCTGAGATGCAGGTTGGCGAGGGCAATGCTGAGGCTCCTGTCGGCACTACGCTTGCAATGATTGAGCAGGCCACGAAGGTCATGGACTCGGTTCACAAGCGCATGCATGCCTCGCAGGCTCAGGAATTCCAGTTGCTGAAGGAGTGCTTCAAGGACAATCCCCAGAGCTTCTGGCAGCGCAACAACGCGCCGACGATGCAGTGGGACGAAAAAGTCTTCTTGCAGGCTCTTGAGAATTGCAATCTTGTTCCGCAGGCTGACCCCAACACCGCCTCGCACGGTCAGCGCGTGATGAAGATTATGGCCCTGAAGCAGCTTCAGCAGGCCAATCCTTCAATGTACGACCCGATTGCCATCGACACCGCCGCCTTGCAGGCCATTGGCTGGAACAATCCGTCCCAGTTCCTTGTCCCGCAGCAGGCTCAGCAGTCGCCTCCGCCGGAACTTATTCAGGCTCAGGCCCAGATGGCTAATCAGGCCAAGGACTCTGAGGCGCGTATGATGATGGCTCAGGCCAAGGTTGCTGAGACGCGGGCTAAGATTCAGTCCGGTGCCTTTGCGCCCAAGCCAACCCACTCCGATCCAAATGCCGGTCAGATGACGCCTCTGGATATGGAAACGCTCAAAATCAAGCAGATGGATGCTGAGACGCGGGCAAGGGCTGTCGAGATGAAGGCTGCTTCTGCGGCCACTGAAGATCAGAACCGCGACCTTGACCGCCAGAGCCGTGAGCGTGTCCAGCTTATGGAACTTGCGCGTGACATTCTAACGCACCCTGAAGCCGTTGAGCAGGCTGAGGACGCCTTTGGCAACATCAAGAAGGAAATTGGCGAATGAAGTTCAAGCCAGATGCTGTGATGCGCGCAATTCGGATTGCTCAGGCGATTGGCTCGAAGATCGATCCTTCCTTTGCAACCATTCCCATGCCTAAAGCTGGCGAAGGGGTGCCCCTTGAGCGTTCGTCCGGCGGCACTGCGCGTGATGTGCGTATGCCCATGCATTATCCGGCGCGCATGGCTGATGGCGGGACGCCGTCTGACTTTAAAGTCAATAACGCAATGTCCGTTTTCCCCAAGCCCCAGCGTATGTGGGATGACCAGCGTCCGGGCGGCGCATATCTCTCGATGCCCGACCAGCAAGATATCACCGGCCACAAAGCCGCGCAGGCCTCTATTGGCATTGGTGATGGCGGCAAGCCGTACTTCCATGCCTCACGCGATGAAGTTGACGAGACAGGCACACCCGGTAAGGGCAGCGCGCTGGTCAAGACCAACCTCTTCAAGCAGAAGGCTGGCTGGAAGTGGAAAAATGTGCCTGAGGGCCATGAAAACACCTCCACCATTGTTTCCGTCGAGTATCGCGGCAACCACCACTATGTGCTGGGCGCGCACTTCCCCAACGGCGTTGACCTAAGCCGTTATCCTGACGCAACCTCTGAGCCTCGCTTACGCCCCACCACCCGTGGGAACGTCGAGCTTGGGCCACAGGTGGGTTCAATCCTAGTTCGTGGCCGCGAACACCCTGTCCACAGCCACGCCATTGTGCGCGAGTATGGCGGGCGTGTTGGCTATGCTGATGGTGGCTCCGACGACGACAGCCGCGACCTAAACGAATTTGGCCTCTACAGCCATGCAGCGGAGCAGGCCTTAGGCCTCCAGCGCACCGACACGCCTGAGAACTACAAGCAAATGCTGCTCAAGCGCAACGTGAAGCCTGCTGAGTTCGATTGGTCCGGTTACGACAAGGCGTTTGCAGACCAGCCACAGGTCACCCGTGAGCAAGTCTCCAGTCACTTTGAAAACAACATGCCTGAGGTTTTTGAGACGCAGTATGGCATCGAGCCAATGACTTCAGAGCGCCAAGAGATGCTAGAAAGGCACAATGGCGAGTATTTTAAATATATATCGAACAAAAGCAAACAGAATGAAAATGGTGTAGTTAGTTCTAACGACCCTGAATATAAGGAAATGATTGAAAGACATAATAAAGAAAAAAGGGAATTTGGCCCCAAAACTTACTCTGGCGAACCCTATCATGACTCTTACACCATTCCCGGCGGTGAGAACTATCGTGAAGTTTTAGCAAGACATGGCAATGAAAATTACAACTTTCCCGGAGTTGGTAGTCACTTTGGCGGTGATGAAAACATCATTGCAAGCCTGCGCCTGAAAGACCGCAAGGACACTGAAGGCGACAACGTTTTGCATCTTGAAGAGTTGCAGAGCGACTGGGGCCAGAATGCCCGCAAACACGGCATCAAAGACGATGATCGCATTTTCAATGCCCGGATGCGCTACTTGAAGTCTAAAGACGCGACTCGCGAGGCTCAAGAAAGCGAAGACGCTTATAAGATTATGGAAGCCGAAAAAGAACGCAGAGAGGCTGTTGAAGAATTTAACTCAGCTATCAATGGCGTTGAGAATGCGCCGTACATTGGAAAGACTGACGATTGGGTTGATTTTGGTTTGAAGAGGGCGCTTTTTGAAGCTGCCAAGGGCAATGCTGACGGTGACTATCATAAGCTTGCTTGGTCGCCGGGTGATGTTCAGGCTAACCGCTACGACCTGAGCAAGCACATTGGCGAAATTCGCCATTCAGCAAATGAAAACGGAACTTACGACATTGAGGTTTACAGCCCAAATGGTAAGTTTTTAACGGCAAAGAATGACATGGAAGGTCATGAATTGCCCAATCTTGTCGGTAAGGAATTGTCTGACAAAATCTTTTCCGGCGAAGGGGAAAGTGTCGATAACGGCAAAAATCATAGTCACGGAGATTGGCGTTCCCTATCCGGCCTCGACCTGAAAGTCGGCGGCGAAGGCATGCGTAAGTTTTACGACCAGATGCTTCCCAAGCGCCTTCTAAAGCTTGCCCGTATGCATGATCCCGACGCTAGGTTGGTCTCATCTGAAGTTGAGCATCCCGCCACCTATGATTATCGCGCCAAAAGCACACAGCTTCCGGCTCTCGAAATCACGCCCAAAATGCGCGCAAGCATCCTGAAGAAGGGCTTCCCGGCTTATGCTGATGGCGGCGAGGTCGATGGCTATGATGACGGCGGAAGCGTTGGTGGCCACCCGCTGACCAACCCTGTTTATCATGGCGTGAAGAGCGACTCTGTTTCATCCCCCCTGCCAAGCGGCCTTGGCATGGAAATGTTCGATGCGAACCACCCATCGCTCAATTACATCGCGCCAAACGTCACTGCCTTGGCGCTTGGCCCGCACGTTGCGCGTGATCCCAACATTTCCGGAGACATGCGCTTTACGACGGGTGAACAGTTTTTGCAAAATGACGCTGGCGACTTCAACCGCCACCCATTGCGCGCTCAAGGCCATGTCGCTCTGATCAATACATTTCCTGACGAAAAGTTCTTCCCCGTAGAACAATCGTTTGACGATTTTACGGAAGAACCAAAAAGTTCAGCAAGTCGTGATGACCAAGCTGTTCACAACACCGTTTATGCTGATGTTTTTCAAAATAACCCCAAGCTGACGCGCAAAGTTTTGAAGGCAATGGGTAAGGCTCCGGAGCATATAGAAAGTTACGTCAGGGGCTTTCAGTCTGGAGAGCCGTTTGAGGACCCGATCAGCGCCAATGGGTTTAAATGGCCTGACGTGAAAAGCTTTGTTAACAGCAGCAACATACCTGCCGGAAAAAACCTTACAGGCGAGGTCGTTAAAGACTTTCGCAAGCGCATGCGTGATCGCGGCTATGTCGGCCTGAGCTACATAAACACCGACTCTGACGAAACGGCCAACGCGCAGGACAAGAAGTGCTACATTGTCTTCCCCCAGCGCGACAAAGAAACGGGCTGGTATCCCATGCGTTTTCGGCATGGTGCAGCCTATGATCCGGCCAACAAAGGAAAGCCCGGATTGCATTTGTCAACGGGCGGAGAGGCGGACGGCTATGAGCTTGGCGGAACTCCCGAAAACCCAATGATGTCCGCCGCAGGAACGGAAAACGTCCCCTCGGTTACTGTGTCGCCACGTCCCGGTAAAATGGGCGGCTACCCAGTACGTGAAGGGAAGATGTTTGACCCTGAAACCGGAAATGACGTTGAACCTTGGCATTATGCTGGGCCTCAGGGCGAGGACCAGCCAATGCCTCCTCCTGTCCAGCACCCCGCGTTTAACGAACCGCGTATGGATAAAATCCACAAGGCCACGCATAAGATATTCAAAAGTAAGGGTTTTAATGACCTGACTGAAGAGCTTACGGGCCTGCGTAACTTTAACGTAACTCCTATTATGGGCACTTGGAAAGGCGAGATGGAGCCGTCTTTTGTGGTCCATCACCCCGATATGACCCCTGAAGCTGCTGAAAAGTTGTCGCACTTGCTTGGATTTGGGTTTATGCAAGACGCCTCCGTTCAAGGCGCACATAACCCCAACCCCGACGGAGAGGGCATCCCATCCCTTTACATGGGGCGTGACAAAAAACTTTCCCGCGCTGATTTAAACAGGATTGCTAAAGCCTCCAAAGAGGAGGGCTTGGACTTTTCGCAAACCAGCGATGGTAAGGGCGTCAAGTTTATGCACTTTGGCGATGATGGCGATGAATACGATAAGTTTACTGAATCAGCCAAAAGGATTGCTGACAGGGCAAAATTGCCATATATGCACCATGTAAATACCACTGGGAGCTTAAATTATGCACAGGACTATCTCAAAGGAATCTTTGGCTCGGATGAAGGCGAAGGCGGAGAGTCTGGGCTTCACGGAGGCTCCTCGCGACCATCCGATTTATTCGGAAGGGTTGTCACTCACCTTGTCGCACCATACGCCAAAGCAGTCGCATCAGAAGGCTACAGGCTCTCACCGGAAAGGCTGAAGGACACTTACGGCCTTACGGATGATGAGCACGAGCAGGTCCGTAAGGCCCTCATGCCGGGCAGCGGAGATCGCACAGTAATCCCTCTGATGGAGGGCAAGGAAAATCTGGATATTCGCCCAACGGGGGACAGGGGCAAGGCCACGGTTGGCGATGCCCTTTTCGCCTTGCAAAATCGTGCCGCTGCCAAGGGCCAGATTGAACCGGGCGATTATAGCCCTGAGGCGATGAAAAAGATCGCTGGCGACATCGCCAAAGAAGTTAATTACCACGTCAACACTGCCGACAAGTCGGCCATTGGCTGGTATGATGCTGCTCTTAAAAAGGCGATGAACGCCTATGAAGACGTTTTCCCTGAGCTAAAAACAGACGCTGACAAGCGTACATTGTTTCATGCCATCCTTGGCATTACCTCTCAGGGCAATGACGTTCACTCAAACTCTGTTCACACCGCCCGCCTCTATAACTACTTGCGCGATGGCAGCATGACCCTTCCTGAGGGCGTCCAAAAGCTAAGCGGTACATTTGGCGACAAAACCAACGCCATTGAGCAGAACCTTCTTAAATTCCACCAGCTTGTTGACACTAACGGCTACGACAAGATGCGTGATCTTTTCGGCCAGAAAAAGTCCGTTTCTGAGTGGAACAAGATACTCAAGAAAACCCCTGAGCTTTACGGACCCAATGGCAAGCCATTGTCGATGAAGGGCGGTGCCACTCAAAAGGTAACTGGCTGGACCATGTTTGGCCCTAAGATTGGCTCCTTCATTAACAATCTCAGTGGGGATTATTCAACGCTGACGGCTGACCTATGGTTCAGCCGCACTTGGAACCGCCTGCTTGGCCATAACTTCCTCCACACGCCCATAGGCGAAGCAAAGCAGTATCAGGACTTCCGTGACGCCATGATCGCGGAACACGCCCACAACAACCCTGATCAAGCTCTGGATGGCGTTGCCCCCGGAAAGACTTCGAGCGGCAAGGTCGCTATGGTAAATGGCGCTCCAAAACCGTGGGAGCATGGGAATGACGTTGGCCACATGAGCCACGACGAAATGGATTCTTTGGTCAACGATCCAGACAAGATGCTGGAGATGGCCCAGACCTTAAACGACAAGTACCGCAAGGGTGGTTACAAACAGAAAACCGACCTTCGTCGCCGTGCGAAAAACTGGATTGAAAATCGTGAAAATCCTGTCGCAATGCCTCGCACTGACAATGAGCGTGATTTCCAGCAGAACACGGCGGAGAAAGCCCAGAAGATTCTAAAGAGCAAGTACGGAAAGGACATCAGTGTTGCTGACATCCAAGCGGCCCTGTGGTTCCTTGAAAAAGACTTGTTTGGAAAGATGGGCGTCGCCTCGGAAAAGGCGGCACCTGCTGACTATGCCGACGCTGCCAAAAACACAATTGACCTCATTAAAAACAAGCAACTTTACCGTGTTAAATCTCGCGATGCGGAACAGCTTCCTGTTCCCAAAGCAAATGGCGGGGCCATTAATAAGGCTATTCTTGTTGCAATGAGGGCAAAGAAGCGTTCCCCGATTGCAATTAAGTAAAAAGTTTGGCATTTTGCATTTTG